TGTGAGCATCTATTCTTGCCCAACGGCGTGCTACTTGACATCTGCCATCTATTTCACCATCTTTGCGATATATTTCTCTTAATTCTTTGCTCATTATACATCCTTGCAATATTTGTCTATATCAAATCTTACTTCTACGCCCATATCAATTAAAGGCTGTATTTCCATGGTTTTTAAAAATCTAATAAAACGAGGTTGGCCTAGGCGCGATCCTCGGGTTTTACTAACGCAAATACTACAACACAATGATGGATTGCCGGCGGCATCCGCAGTATCCCAATTGATATGCATGGGATGATCTATGCATTCTAAATCTCGCGGCCTTAAGTTAAATGTATTTTTCATATTGTTTTGACCTCTCTATGTTAAATTCTTCCCAAGCAGTTTCAATTTCCACATTGGCAATGGGAATGTTAATTCGATTTGAAAATATTTCTGCTGTGGCACTGTCAATCCAACTGCTGGTATAATCCTGTGCTACTGCTTCTTCTTGTGCAATGTTATTGCGATGACTTAATTGCTGTAAGTCTGAGGTAAGATTATCAAGTTTGTTATATCGCACAGGTTCCACTCGTTCACTGCTGAAACGAATCAATGGATAGCCCATGGCCTTGGGCACACGATTAAAGTAGTCTAAGTCAATTCTTTTATTAGTATAAACACAGTCATGCACCCACAGTATGATGTTGTCACTGCCAATGCTGTGCTGAATCTTCTGCATCAATTCAGTTTCAAACTGCGCATACAAGTATGCTTCTAGTTTGCTTTGGCTATAGCGATTACCCTTAAGTGCGGCAGGAATATTTGCCTTCGTCCATTCTTTGGTGTAGGTTTGTCTTACAATCTCCGTAAACAACTGTTGTTCCGTTTGAAACTCTTTAACCCATGGATGATCCGTAAAGCGAGCATAGTCCTCGCGATTCCAAATAATGTTTTCAATTGCATTGCGTGGTCTAGTGGGATCACAACCAAAGCCCATGCTGGTAATGGCTTCTTTGATCAACTCTAGTTTATGTTCTTTTGTGGTGCGTGTGCTCTTAAGCACATCATAGGCCAACATATCACGCACACTACGCTTATCTGACAGCAATTGCAACATTGTGCGTGGCACATAGTCACTGCCCTGTGACCGTGCATACTCTTGTATTACTGTGGCCTTAAATGCAAATGCACTGCTGTTGATATCGTACTTGTAGGTTTTACCTAAACTGGCTTCACGCACACCACTGGCTGTGCCATTTTGTAAGTTAACACCTGTGAGGTAATGACGTGGCCAATCACTGTTGCTGTGACCCTGCACCAATTGACCGCTATTGATCTCTGCAAGTGCAAGTATGAGTCCACACCTGTGAATATCTCTGTTGCGTCTATCTCGTGCAACTTTATCCCCCTCATTGGCATTGTAGTATACTAAGTTGTCTCTGTAATTGCTCAATGACTCTGTATCAATGGGCGTAACTGTTACATCACCTCTGGGAATATCAATTAGACTTGCAAGTCTATGATTGTTATGATATGTGTAAAGAATCAACTCCTCTACACTCACATATGACTGCACAAGACTCGCTTGTGGATCTGTGATATTATATCCGTTGCGTATTGTTTGAAATAAGGGGTAGTTCTGAGTCAACCATGTATACCACATGTTGTTACCATTATACTTGTTTGTAAGTTGATCACTTAAACTTTTCTTCCAAATGTAATAAGTATCAGTGTTTTCACCTGCTTCTCCATAAAGAAGTGCATTTACTGTGATATCGATATACTTTTGTGCAATACTCGCATAACTGATGCTGTTATTGCTTTTTGTTTTAATCGGATAAAATTGCTGCATATGATCAGCAATAACACCAATTGAATAATTTTTTAATTCATAACTCATATTCACATAACTCCATATCTGTTTGAACAAGTTGTAACTGTTAAACACTTAGTTAAAGACATTGTGGTCCCCATATGTCCCCATATTCATCATAGTATATACTATTTCTGTCCACTATCAACAAATCGCTAAGTCCACTATCAAAGTATAACAAAAAAACCCTGTAAGTCAAGGCTTTTTTGTGGTTTTTGCTAAATATTATTGTAGCAGGGATCAAGTTCTTTGCCATAGGTCTCCAACCAAGGTGTCATTATTAATACCTGCTACATGTTGCATAAAAAATACTCCTATTATTATACGCAATTGGCCCCGGGATTAAACCCCCGGGGCTTTCTTTTATAATTCCCAATTAAGTTTTTCCAATCGTTGCAATGCCCATTCTAATGTAAAGAATGTGCGCTCTTGACAACGCTTGTATTTCTTTTCTGTCATCCAACTGTTATCACGCAGATCTTCTCTGGCTTTGTGACCTGGTAGTAGATCCAATGATCTATACATTTTATATCTATTGGTAACTGTAAGTGGATGCACACCACGCTCTGCAGCCAATTCACCCAGTGTCTTACCAAACTGCTCTTCCCAAAAGGTTATCTTGCTTCTGCGTTGAAATGGTGTGCCAAACTTCATTACACGCATGTTGATTGCATCTGGTGTGGTATCCTCTACTCGCGCTAGGTCGTAGGTGCTGATGCCCCACTGTTGCTTAAACTTTGTATTCTTTTGTGGATTGATCAAATAGTGCTTGCCACCGTTATACTTGCTTTGCATTGTTAACTCCTTAAATTTTAACAGGTATAAGTTTATACACTGTGATGTTTGCTAAATGTTCGGGGTGATAGTTCTGAAAATAACTTACTGCCATGTTTGTAGATTCAATAACATCATCAAATACTTTTATACTCAAGTCTCGAGAGCCTGAACGGGCATTGTTAATAATGCCTCTAATAAAAGTTTCATATGTGTTAAATCGTCTTTGTTCTTTTTTGGGTTTTGGCAGCGTTTTTCTTTCAACTACAAAAATTTGATAATAAAATTCACGCTGAACAGCATTAACATTTTGTTTTTTATCAATATGATCTAGAAATTCTTCAAGTACTGCTAAAATATATGACATTTCATTGCTGTCTATTTCGGTATACTTGGTGTTACTAGTTTTTGGTGATTTTACCGTATAATGTAATTCTCTTGGTGGTGATTCAAAAAATAAGTTCATAATATCTCCTAACTATAAATCTAACTATAACACTTTTATTTAGTAAAGTCAATAAAAAACCGCCGGTTAAGGCGGTTTTTTGACAATATTTTATTTGATCTTATCGGTCTAATTCACGCCTAACCCAAGCCAACGCACTGGGTCCGCCCCAAAGACCTGTTGCAAGTATCTGCTTGCTATTGGTAATGTCCTTACCTTGTGATCTTGCACGCTTGTATTCACCTTCTGTTCTGCTCAAATAACTGTGCATGCGTAACAGCGTAGATCTACTTAGGTCAGCGCCACGAGCAATATCTCTGGCTCGTGCAATACCTACCGGTGTGCCTGCTCTAGCACTGGGTGCCAGTTCTGCTCTCACATCTAGCGCACGCTGTGCTGCATCGCGCAATTCTTTTGGTGGCACTGCCATTACATTATTCCTGAAACAACAATACCAACTAGTGTGGTAACTACCAAACCAATCACCAACCACAACCTTTCATCCAAACGATCAAATCGTTTTTCAAAACTGTCTTTGGTTTCTTTTAATTCGGTTTTAAGATCCGACACATCAATTTGCAAATGATGTAGGTGATTATTTTTAATCACTTCTATTTCACTGTGCAATTCATGCAATTGGATTTGGTGTTCTACACTAAGCGGTTGTGGGCGTGCCATATCTTTATTCCTCTACTGTATTGAGTGCTTGCCTAAACAAATCATGCACAGGTATATCGCCACTGTGCTGTTCAACCAATTGTAAAAATATTTCAAGTTGTTGTTCTGTTAGACGCAAACTAAGTTTTTCTACTAGGGTCATGTTAGTTCCTTACTTGCGTCCAGGGCGTGGTTTTGGTTTTGGTTTTGGTTTTCCGTAAGCCATTTTCTGTTCTCCTATGATTGTTTATAACCGCTGGCATATGCCGCGCGGCCTTGTGCTTCTGCTTGCGCACGAGTTGGGTATAGTTTGCCGCTATTGCCCCAACGATAATAAGTTTTTCCATCTCTGGTTACACGCATTACTGGCATGTTTGCTCCTTAGGTATTATCATCTGTGAAAGTTGTGCTGCCATTGGTGCCATCAGCATGCATTAATAATAATGTGTTTGCATCACTGGTAAAAGAATATGCTGATGGTGTAAAATTAGCAGTATATCGTACATTTTTACTAACTCTAACCTCATCAACATAACCATTGTAACTGTTGTCGTTGAGTGTGTCACCCATGCCAATTCTAATATCTCTAACAGTGGTTGTGCCGCTGGCTGTATCAATGTTGAGGTTTGCTGTGCCTGTTCGTGTGGCTTCTAAATTACCATTATAGAATAATTTAAAATCTCCGCTGTCACGCACAATTGCAACATGTGTCCAAACATTATTGCTTACATTGCTGGTGCTGGTTAATAATGCTACGCTACCATTACTAAAATAAAATGTTGGACAAAATACACTTAGTTTTGTGTTGTTGATAGTTGAATGGCGATCATAAACACCTAACCAGTTGTTACCATTGGTAAATGTACTTGCACCATTGGTCTTAAAGATTACTGGGAAGCGTCCATTGCCACTGGCGCCACTGGGTTTGTTTACAGTTCTAAACCAAAACTCCATAGTAAAATCCGCAGTGCCAAATGATACTTCACTGTTTGCAGTCATTGTGATGTAATCACCACTGCCATCAAAGCGAGCACTAGCACCACCAAATTTACTTTCAGCGGTGCTAACCTGTGCCTGTGCTGTGGCGGTTAATGTCCTAGCATTTCTTTTAGTAAAATTAAATCCGCCGCGTGATGCAAACATTATGCATAACCTTTACTTAATGATGCGTAATAAGTTGTGCCATCATAGAACAAACTAATAATGTCTATTGCACCAGCCGCAGTGCTTAGTGTTTTACTTGCACCAGCAAACTTCATTGTACTGGTTAACAATCTGTTACCACTACCATCTTGTGTGATGATCAGTGTAGCACTGCTACCTGCTGTGGCTCCTGTTACACTGCTGATTGTGATGTTACCAGTTGCAGTCATTGTGAAGATTGATCCGTTAGCAAGGTTGATGTTGCTGCTTTGATCACCAGTTACATTGCCCAATGCAACTCGTGTTTCACTAAACTGCTTGAGTGTGATATTGGTATTAGCAACAACACTGCTGACGCTTTGGTTAACCCATAATGTATTGCCGCTGTTGCGGATCAACATGTCATTTTGTTGAACGCTGGTTAACTTGATGTCATGTATTTCATCAAGTTCAAAACCATTCTGCACACGCACTAATACTTGACCATTGCCTGCATTGGCTTTTTCAACAACACCAATGAACACATAGTGTTCTGGTGCGCTGGGTTTGATATTAGTAAATGTGCCGGCTACATTGCCCAAATACAGTTTGTCACCTGAGGTATATGCACCTAGGTTCAATCCATTAACAACACCTTGGCTTACTACATAACCTAATTGTCCAACAGCAATGTCACTCTTAACAATACCAATTGTGGTAGCACTGTTAGCATCACTGTCATTGGTTGCACGCTTTAATGTTGCTTTGTCACCACTTGCGCCGCTGATACGCACTACTTCACCTTTGAGCAATGTAGTTGCTTCATCATTGCGAGCATACACAACAAGGTCTTGACCCATAAGCATGACATTGCTGCCATCTAGTCCAACTTGATGTGTGCCAAAGTCTGTGTTGTAGCGGATTTGTCCACTGGTTGGTGCAATGTTGCTTGCATTGAATGTAACACCATTTACGATAGTATTACCAGCAGTAATATTACCTGTGGTTACAATTGTATTGCTACCATATGCAGCAAGGAATGTTGCAACATTAGCATCGCCATATGTTCCGCCGCCACCAGTTGATGTAAATGTAATTGTATCCGTTGATGCATCTGTGGTAATTGTCATACCACTGCCAGCAACAAGTGTTAATGCACTGCTACCACTTGCAACAACATTACTTTGACCTGCAACAACAATATTATCAAATGTATTTGCTGTTGCAGTAACATTGGTTAAATTACCACCGTCACCATAGAATGCTGTAGCACTGATGTTGCCACCTGTAAATGTGGTTCTAACTGTGCCATCTTCTGTGAGAACTAAGTTATCACTGCCTGGTTGTAGTTTGAATGCCCAATACTTGTTACCAAAGCCAACACTGTTGTCATTGCGGTTAATGCCCAATGACAAGTTACCACTGCGTGTGCCACTTGAGTTGAAACCATTGGTTACAAATATTCTACTACCAGTGTTGGCGCTTGGGTTGTCATAACCAACTCTGGCCCATTGTGTTGAACCTGATCCAGTGTTAATAACTTGATCAGCCATTTGCATTGCGTTACCGCGGTTGCTGGCTTGACGTGCTGGTGCAAAATAAATGTCACCACTGGTGCCGTTGGTTCTAGCACCTGCACTAATTAATGTGTTACCTTGGTGATGTCCTGCCCACAATGCTCTAGCACCTATGCCACCAACTGCACTGGTGTTAGTACCACTGTTGGTTGGTGAAGCAACCAAATACATACCCACATCACCTGGGTTACCACCAGTTTGATCTTTCAGTGAAACTGCACTGATGTATGCGGCTGGACCTGTGGTGCTAGGAGTTGTTGATGCTGATGTAGTTGAAGTCCAAGCAATCTTGCCTAGTTCTTGTGTGGCTCTGGCGTATGTGGTTAATGGATCTTGTGATGCATTACCGTTAGCACTTAAGAATAAAATTCTTGGTCCTGAAGTAGTAAGCGCACCACTTTGAGCCTGGTTTGTACCTTGTGTATAACTCTTAAGTAGAATCTGTGGGAACACGCCTGTGGTTGTGCCATATTCTGTGGCACTATTAGCAGTTCCATCCCAGACTACATTTAGACCAAAGGTAGCAAAACCATCATTTTCACCGCGGTTGGTTAAGTCACCATTACCAACTACTAGACCTCTATCAAACTGACCAACTGTTTTACTTGCACTAAAGTCAGTGAGGCCAATCATGTATTTTGTTACAATGGTGCTGTTAGCACTGTAATCACTGCTGGTGCCAATGCTGTATGCAAAGTCTGTAGCAATAGGGCCAGTTGATGGATAACCATAACGCGGTTTTGGATCAACCATTAGGTTAAAATCAACTTGCTGTGCGTTTGCACCACCACCATCATAGTTGCTTTCAAATGCAACCAGTAGTCCTGTTACAGTATCGCGTGCGCCAGGACTGAATGAGCCTAAGCCACCGCTGACACTTAAACTGTCAGAATACAATGCATTTGCACTCATGAAAATGTTGCTGCCACTGGCACTAACAACATAAGTTCCTGCTGGGAAAAATGTTGACACAGACACTAATGGCTCATCCATGAACACATAATTTGCTGCAATATTACCAATAGTTAATGGATTGCCTTTTAGATCCTGTATGTTTGATACACCAGTGATTACATTACTGCCGGCTGTAACTGTGCCATCCAGCACAATTGTTTTTAGTTCGCCACTGCCACTGTATGTTAAGAATGGAGGATCATTGTAGAATGTGGTTGTTACATGTAAACCATAACCTGCACCAGCAATATTTGCACTGTCTGTGATAACAGCATTGCGTTGACGTGCGCGGATTCTAACTGGATCCTCAGAAATCAATACTAGATCTTGACCAGTCTCTGTGCTGATGCTGTTGATGTTGGCAAGGCTGTTGCTCATGCCAATGATACCAGTACTGTTGCTGTAAGTTAAGTTCTCACCAACACTGATATTGCTGCGCACTCTTGCCGCAGTAAAGTATAAGTTTGTGCCTTCAGCCAAGTCAGTGGTGCTTGTGGGAATTGGATAGTATGTTGTGCCATCATTGGTAAATTCCCAGCGTGTGCTTTGTTCATTCCATTTTAGTTCTGTGCTGGTTGCAGTAGGACGATTAGAAATAATCTGCACATTTGAGTTTGTGGCAGCATTGCTGTTTAGTGTGATCTTTTGATCGGTTACATACAAGTCAGTGACGTTTTGATAATTCAAGTTACCTGTGGCATTGATGTTGCCATTTACAGTTAAGTTGCCACCAACTGTTAGAGGCACTGTAGCAATATAACTTACAACACCTGTGTTTGAAGCGATACCTGACAGTAAACTACCATCACCTAAGAAATATTGGTCTGTTTGAATGTTGCCACTGGGTGCATAGATTGCTAATCCACCACTGTCTGTGCGGATTTGACCATCTGTTTCTAATCCACCTTTGGTATTGATATCACCAGAACTTGCACGAACATAGAATGTTCCTGTGATGTTTGATGCATCATTAGTTCCAACATATAGATCACCTGTCACACGAGTGCCACATAATGGTGATAGCGTGCCTGAGTCGGGACCAACTTGGAACAACACACTGCCATCGCGATCATTAATTACACGGAAACTGTCATCACCGGCTGTGCTACGGTCAATGGCAATTGTAACACCATCGCCTTGAATATATAAATCATCACCGGCATTTTCTGCGGTAATGAGCGCATTTGCAGCAAGTGGGTTAAGAATTAATGATCTAACTTCTGCATTGCCAGTAAAGATATTACCAGTTGTAGTAATAGTATTGCTACCAAAACCATTGGCTAAGAAGTCGGCAACATTGGCATTGCCATATGGTGTTGCAACACCAGTTAAGAATGCACCATTACCTAAAATATAACCACCGCTGATATTACCTGTTGTGGTAATATTTGCTGTGCCGCTTAAGCCAATTGCACCTGTCCCACTGTTATAGGTAATTGGGCTTGTTGCACTCAATGCACTGCGAATTTCTGCGTCGCTGGCACCAGTGTAAGTAAATGCACCAGTACCACTGTTATAGGTAAATGAACCTGCACCTCCGGCATCTACAGCACTAACATTGCCGCGCACACGGGCGGCTGTAAAATATAAGTTGTTGCCTTCTAGTAAATCTGTGGTGCTGGTTGGTAACTTGTAATAAGTTCCACTTGTATCATTAGCAAATTTCCAAACACCATCTTTGCCTGTTTCATTTGCATCATTAGCATCATATACAAGTTGACCTGCGGCAGATTCACTGCCACCTGCACCATATGCAGTGATAGGTTTATCATTGCTGGTATTTGGTGTTCCCAAATACAATTGTGGTGTTACCACATATGTGTTTGATGTAATAATACCATTTGCAAATACAGTTGTATTGCTGCTGATACTTTCAGCAGTAAGCGCACCATCAACAGTGAGATTCTGTTGCATGGTAATGTTTGCAAGGAAGTTAGTGATATTACCGCTACTGCCTAATTCAAATGTTTGACCATTAATAATAATATTACTGTTGGCCAATTGGCTGTTGGTAATAATAGTTGTGTCAAAGGAACCTACTGCGGCAAAATATTTTGTGCCATCATAGGTAACACTGATTGCAGTGTAGGTATTTGGATCTAATGCAAGTGATTCATTTTCACCAACAAACAACCAATTGTTCCAACTGCTGTCTGTTGTAATCAAATGTCTATGACCAATTGGGTCTTGACGTAAGATAATTGTAGCACTGCCACCAGCACTTAAATTACTAAAACTAATTTGACTTAGGTTTGCACCCAATGTTGCGGTATGGATAGTACCATTTGAAATATTGACACTTAGTGTGCCGCTGGTAACATTACCATGATTGTAAACAGTTTCTTGGAACTGCTTTAGTGTAATATTGCCATTGAGAATTGCGTTAGCAATGTTAATGCTATCTTCGTCAATGCTGATGATACCATTGGTTACATCATATAGAATTGGAAATACATTGCTGATAGCAGCACGGATTTCATTGTTACTAACTGCAACACCTTGTGCAACAGTGATGTTGCTTTGTGTTGTAGTAACATTAACAGTATTTGTGGTTGTGCTAACATTAAAACTAACATTAGTTTCCGAATCAGTAACCGTAATGTTACTGATGGATGTAGTTACATTTACATCTGACGGAGTAGCCGTTACAACGATATTTGCCATTGGTGGCCCTCCTTAGATTGTTGAACTTACTGTGATTAAAATGTCAGGTGCGCCGCCGCTACCCAGTTGACTGTCTCTAATAGTAATTGTTTCTGCTGGCAAGTAACCAACACCACGCCCTGCAATCTTGACTGTGGTGCCACCTGTTGCACCAACAACAATTTCAAATGTTGCGCCATCACCATTTCTGCTGCTTAGGCCACCTACTGTGTATGTGCCTTCAACACGCGAAGCATTGCTGCTGGCGTTTGATGTAATTGCAGCAATTGAGCCAACACCCATGCGCACAAAGTTAGTATCTAAAGTTGGATCACCGATTGTAACACCTGGTTCCCAACGCTCTACTACAGCCCAACGATGCATGTCCTTTCTTGGAGGACTAGTTGCATCTTGCCATTGAAATGCTACCACGCTCATTACAACATTTTCGCGTGCATTAGGCATAATGGTGCCTGTGTATCTATCGCTGGGAATAGTAAACTCTACAATGCCAGTGTTGGATTGGCTAGTATTGATATATGTAGCGGCTACAATGTTTGCAGTGTTTTGGAAGTAACCAATAACATTTGTGTCAGTGAACACAATATTGCCAGTGGCTCTGTCATATGAAACAGTATCGAGCACAATGGTTTGAACATCGGCGCTGAAAGTGTATGTGCTTACATTTGAACCAAAGTTGTAAACAAAACGCTTTTGTTGTCTTGGGAACATTTCGATGACTTCGACATCGTCTGGACCCCCGAGATATTGACTAAAATCTAATAATTTACCCATTGTGATCGCCTCCTAAGGGAACTTCCCAATGACTAAGGCCAATTGGGCGTTATTGTTTATATTTATATGATTGACTGAAAAACCACCTAGATATGGCTATGTAAAGTATCTAAATGACCCAACATCTGGATAAGATACAATAACAACGCCACCGCCACCTACAGCATTAGCACCACCACCACCACCTAAGCCGTTGGTTCCTGCTACGCTGGTATTACCACCACCACCTAATCCACCAATAGCAGTTAATACTGTGGTATTGCTAAGCCAACGGCCACTGCCTGCACCACCACCAGCATAATAAACAGCATTACCAGTGATTGTACTGATATTACCATTACCACCTGGTCCTGGCACAATTGTTGATCCTGAGATGGTTCCGGTGGTTCCAGCGGTATTTGCACCACCTCCACCACCTCCTACAAATGTGCCAAATGCACCACTGGCACTACGACGACCAGCACCACCAGAATTAGTTCCAGCACCACCACTAATAGTAACATTAGGTGTGTCAAATGCACCAGCACCTGCACCGCCGCCGGCGCCACGGTCTAGGCCACCAGTTTTACTTGCACTACCAGTACTGGTTCCACTACTTGGATATCCACTACCACCGGTGCCGCCACCTGTTACAACATTAGACCCAAAACTACTGTTTCCGCCGCCTTGTAACGAACTACCAAAATCGGATACAATACCACCGGCGCCAACAGAAATATTATATGTGCCTAATCCCATATCGGTTACAACAGTATTAGATTGATAGAATCCGCCACCGCCACCACCACCGCCGGCAATATATGATGTGCTTGCAGTTCTGCCGCCGCCTCCACCTCCACCAACAATAAGTGTGCGGAAGTAATCTGTGAGTGCCCAACCATAATTACCAAAACTGCTGATAGTAAATGTAGTGTTACCTGGTGTGTCAAATGTATGAATTTTAAATCCAGATATTGAAGAAATATTACCACCGGTTGCAGTAATATTAGTTTGACTTTGAATTGTTACATTATCGCCAACATCTACTACAGTGCCATCAATACCACCAGTGCGTAATTGAAATTGGAATGTATTGGTATTTCCAATATCATGATATACATTGCAATTTAAACTTACAGTTGCACTGCCAAAACTGTTTACTGCAAACGAACCACTTATACCGCCAGTGGTAAAGTTTTGATTGGTTACATTGCCTAAAAGCGTGTAATACAATGTTTGTTCTTCGGTAAGATTTGTGTTTACTAGATATTGCACAGTGCTGCTATTCAATACAGTGGTCACACTGAATGTAGGTTCAGGCGTTTGTGTTACCGGTGAACCACCATTTGGATTTTTAAACTTTGTTATCCCACCACTGAACATAGTGACTCCTTAGGTTACAGGACCTTCATCTGCAATAGTATATTCTAATGCAGGATTTTGTTCTAATGCAGCATCTACTTGTGCCATACACGCAGTGCGATCTGCACCTGTGTGTTCTACTTCGTTGCTTAGTCTACCAAATTTGTAAATTACTAACATTCTATACATCTCGATCTCCTTATACCGGTGGTGTGGGCCATGCTACATCAGCAAAACTATTTACACCGCCTTGATCATCTGGTAAGTCACGCAAGGCCTGTCTATAAGCGGCCCATTCTGCACGCTTTGATTCAGATAGTGGACTGTCTGGCATCTGTGTCCAATCACTGTTGGCTAACAATCGTTTGCGTCGGTCTCGGATCAACAATGGTATATTTTCTGCAGGTGGTGCAACACGCATAAGTTTTTTAGTAAGTGTATCAACACGAATATTGGTAACACCTTTGGTATACAAGTTGATGTAATCCCAATCAGCATTCTCAGATAATTTTGCCTGCAACAATGCATCATTGTATTTTTGACAAGTAACAATTTCACCTGTTATTTTATTATAGATAGTTCTAAACATTGCAATTATCTCTCTGAGTTGGTTACTTTGAACATGTTGTGTTTGATATCACCAAATAGTCGCGGTGTTGATCCATCTTCATCTAATGTGCTGTAACCTTGACTCCATACATTGGCTTGAATTGGTACCATGTTTGTTGCAACACCAGGGAATATTGCATTTAATTGTACTGCGTCTAGAATAATTTCATTGTTATCAAACACAATAGGTGGTGGTGTGCCTGCAGGTGTTTGTTCAAACAATACTCCTGCACCGCCATAGTTTACATATACAGTATTGGTTGTATTTGCCCATTCCACACGCACATTGGTTCTAAACGCAACATCATAATCATTCAATCCATACAGGCCTCCGGTAAGTGCGCTACTGTCAATGCTGTATACGCCTTGTTCAACACCTTCTAGATTATATGAAGCGGTAGCAATATTAGCATAGGTTGTGCTGTTGGCAACATCAGTGGTTATACCGGCTTCAATGAATTGACCACCTGCACCAAATGCTGCAACCTGTTTGTGATCAATGATATTCTGCACATTGATAGGTATTGTTGCTGTGGTTACAACATTGCTCTTTGTTTTGCTTACACTATCTTCCAAATGGATTTGCAGTGCAAAATCATCACCACCATTTAGGTTTGTGAAGTTTCTTATATCACGCACAAAGTTAAATGTGCCACCTGGATCAAAGTATCTGCTTTCACCTGGTGGTCTAATAATTGTTGTAGTAATACCATTGTCTGTGTTGGTGTTACTGGTGTTGTCATTAACTACTTCGATAACCACAGTATCAAATGTTGTATTTGCAGGAATGGTTACAGGAATGTTGATCCATGGCACTGTGTTACCAAAGTTGATGTTGGCTGCTATCAATGCTGCATCAATGTCGATATTAGCAACTACAGTACCATTGCTGGGATTGTAGATGTTGGCATTGCTACCATACACTACATTGTCTGCTACAGTGATGTTACCAATGGTAATATTAGCATTGTTATTAAACATCCACCAATTGGAGATTTCAGTATTGCCTGGTGGTGTATCACTGTTTTCGACTGTATGCGTATACACACTGTCATCATATTCTAATAGCGTAACATCCACGCTGAGCATGCCATCTGAATCTTCAATTTCAACTGTGCGCATTACGCGGAATAATTTATCTGTAAAATCATAGGTTTCATTGGTTACTTTAACCACATCACCTACATCTACTTGCAGTGCTTGATAATCTGCTCTAAATTGTAACACTGTGCTGAAGCGACCTTGTCGCAGATCAATGTTAGCAAGATTAATTGCTCGCGCACGGTCATTGACCATGTCTAATCTAAAGGTTAATTTGTTATCTGGTTCATTGGGATTGCGATCACCGCTGGGTGTTTCAATAAACACTGTGTCAGTTTGATCTCGCTGAATAACACTGGGATATTCTGCTTCCAATTGGTTGTATAGACTAAACAAATCAGTACTGCTTACTGTTATCTTACTAACAATGTTATCGTCATTGAACACATATGCATTGGCTTGTTCACCAGCTGTAGCAGCACGGTTAACCACAATACCAAATTTACCATTCTTATTGTTATAGGTTAAGAATGCACCGCCTGCTTGACAGATCTTGTTAATATTTGTTTTTACAGGATCAAATGTATTGATAGCACCATCCACACTGTATCTTGTGTGGCTTACTGTGGTGTTACTACTATCAATATACTGCACGCTGGTGTTTGCATAGGTATTCCAAGTATTGAAACTGTCAGTGTCAATGAATGTATTGGCTAAGTTTACACCATAGCGGTCGTTGCGCAAATAATCCAACAACACATTGCTGGGTTCACTGAGGGCATTGTTAATATCAAATGTAACAGCGTCTAGACCCAAAATGTTATTGTCTGGGTCATAGTCGCATTCGAATACAGCAAATACGAGATCTTCCATGGTATTTGCACTGGACCAATTTAAAAACTGACCAGAGCCACTGCCATATGCATCTACCGCTGTTACACCGCCACCAGGAACGGGAAAAATTTGATTTGCAGCGGCACTGCCGCCGGCATACACTCTACAACGCAATCTACCATTTGGATACTTGGCTTTCTTACCAGAGTCGATACCAATTGCGTTAGTGCTGGTGCTGTTAGGGTCAATACCACTAACAACAATATGTGCTTGTGAACTGCTACCAAATACTAATTCGGTATCACCACGATATATTTTGTTTATGCTCCATGTTTCGCCGGCTTTGTATTCACTGAGTACCAATGCGTAAGCCATGGTTTTGTTTTGATTTTTAATTTCTGCATCTATGATTATGCCACCAGTAAAGTTACGACCATAGAGTTTTTGTATCTTGTTGTTTGTGGCAGGAGGTAATTGAATTTTGATACCATTGTCACTGGCAGTGGGAACTTTGCCGCCCATGGCCTTTGCAGTAGCAACAGTTAGACCAGCAGCAATTGTGCCGGCAACCAATGCACCTGCAATACTAAGTTGTGCGCCTAACAGACCTACTGTGATTGTGCCGGTTAGACCAATCGCACTTGCAATGGCTGCACCAATTGTTACGAATGCCATTTATGCTTCTCCCATTACATAGTGTTGTTGAATATTTTGCCAACCCCAGCGGTCCATGCCCTTGATCGGACTATTAGTCAGTGTTGCTAATGTACCGTAATTGATAATATCTTTTTCTTTTAATGTTTCAATTACTTCCATGTAGCGGCGAATTAATTTATATCCCATTGTGGTTTTTCTATGTGCGGGTTCTACCCACCATGCTATTTCTCTAAGAACTTTTATGTGTGGCAACCAAAGGTCCTGCTCAATGGCTGCAATAATCATGCCTTGTGCCACACCATCTGCATCATCGGCAACAATGATACAACCATTGCGTATGATACGCATCAATGAATTCTTCACAGTTCTTTCATTGTATACAGGATCATGATAGATATTCAATGGACTTGCATTTGCAAAGTTTTTCATCATATCTATAATTCTATCAAAGTCGTCCATGCTTGCATATCTAATCATGTCTACCTCATGTTCATATCAAAATTAAAGTCATCAAAGCGGCCTCCGCCGCCTCCACCGCCGCCATAGCCACCACCACCATAGCCAGTACCACCTGAGAATGGTTTACCAAAGTCAAAACTGGTATTTTGTAGATCCTTAACACGATCAAAACTGATATCACCAGGATAGTATTTCTTTCTATCACTGCCATTGGTTCTTTGACCTGTTACTTTGTTTTCAAGCAATTGGTTAATGCTGGCGCAGGTAACAGCAATGGTATGTGTTCTATCACCTGTGAGAGGATCCATGGTTTCATCGATGGCATAATTAGTTATGATACCATTGTAGCGTGTATAAACTTGACTGGTATCCAATGTATTAGTAGCAGTGTCAAAAAAACCTCTGCGTATCTTAACGCTACCACCTTTGATTGGTGCAGATGTAAACTGATTAATCAAACTTGTTGGAATGCCACTGAGACTGATTACCACATCACCATTACTGGTCTTAAGGTCATCAGTTAAACTACCCGCTTGCAACAATGAACCCAAACGATTATACACATTGCCATCAATGGTGTAATTTCTATAGGCACTGCTGATATAGTATGTGGTTGTGTCTAAGGTCAAATCAAGAAACAGCGCATGGCTGATATGATTCTTTCCTGCAACTGCGGTAATGGTTGTGGTCATCTTAGTTGGTGCTCACTATTACTTCGACCAGTTGGAAACTGTCGCTGAATTCTAATCTGTCATAGGGAATGACACTATAATATGGTTTCTTCAACATCTTAACACGCCAACTTACATTGCTGCCTACCACAATACTTTGGCCTGGGAAACTGTAAAGGTTTTGTGTTATCACAGGACGGTTCACAGGAATGGTAACATTGCTGCTGGTGCTGAAAGGTACATCTGCTGTAACAGTATACGGATAACGATATCCACCTGAGGGTTGAATGTAATCACCTTTGCGGAACAAATATGTTCCACTGCCTGCACTGCTGCAATTCAAGTAGATATTGCTGCCGCTTACATTGGCAATGGTAGTGCTGGTAATGCCACTGGCATCACCTTGATAAGATGTTAGATATGCAAGACCAGTATTGTTAGAACCAATATCAATTTCTTCTTCTAGAGTTCTATCCAGTCTATCAATTTCTTCTACTAACCCTCTGTTATCGCTGTATGTTAATCCACTGTGCATCTGCACAGTAAAATACCAAGGAATATTTGCAGCAACTTCGGCTGTTCTCAATACACCACTGCGGCTAATTGTTTGACCACTGGTCTTGTGTCTATCAATGGTAATAGATACAGCATTGTCAACTATTGTTTGAATACTCATCGCGGAACGCTCCTGCTGCCTAATTGTGTTACACTATAAATGAATTGTGGGTCGCGTGCTACCAATGCTTGGAAACTTGGCGCATCCACTGCGGAAATGTTATATACAACCTGTGTTGGTCTATCCATGCCGCCTGATCCACTGGGTGGTTTTAGATCGCTGTTTGCAACAATCTTTCCGTTCATTGTGGGCACAAACAGTTCTGGACCTTTTTCACCTACTATGTATGGTGAACCTGCCAACACTGGACCACCAAATGCACGACCAGGTGCGGTTGGAATGGTCAAACCAAATGAACCAAGTATTGATTTGAAAATACCCACTGCCAATGCCTTCATTTGAATCTTGATTAGATCCTGAATAACACTTCTTGTGAAGTCACCGAACTTGAACTTACCTGTTTCAACGAAGTTATCCAACGCTTGTGTCATATTACCAAACACACTGTTTAGACTGTTTTCCAATACTATCAGTGGATCTGTCATCTTTTCTAGATTCTTAACAAATTGACCAACCACATATTCGGGTTTGCGTTTTCTTTCTTCTTCTTTGTCCAACTCACCGGTTTGTGATGCCAACACTTCTTTGCGTCGGCGTTGTGCTTCTTCTACTTGTGCTGCTTCAATTGCAGGAATCTGATCACCATACTTGATTTTTAGTGCAAGTAGATCCTTTTGATACTGTTCTTCAGCAGCATAGCGTAATTTAATGCGTTCTTTTTGTTCTTCGGTGGTTGCATTTTCAAGTTCGCGCATCATGTTTAGATTGCGAACAAAACTGTCAATATCATATACCTTTTGGAATTCTAATCCAGTTTCAACATAACTGCGCTTGCGCTTTTCACCTGATCTAATTGTTGCTTCAGTAGCATCTTGTTCTGCTTTTACCAAACCTTCAATTTCTGCAATCTCTGCGCGGATAGTACCAGCAAGAGAACGATCGGTGGCTTTTGTCATATCGAGACCAGCCAGTTGATCATTTAATTTTCTTATTTCTTCATTGGCTTTGGCTTGTGCTTCGCGGCGTGCATCAGCAACTTTAACTTCTTCTTCACTGACACCTAAACTGTCATATTCAAGTTGAAGTTTTTCTCTAATTTCTTTATTGATATCTTTGTAAGCATCGCTGATGCCTTCAACTTTAGCACGCTCTTTGGCTAATGGATCGGCTACTGCACGACCACCACCTCTAGTAGTAGTACCGCCAGGTGTGCCACCTTCATCGGCCTTAGGTACTACACCTCTGAGTTTGCCAAACTGTTCTTCAGCAAAATCAATAACATCAGCAAAATTATCTTTGGTATCAGAAGCAAACTTTGATAGCACATAACCTGCGCCACCTAAGTTACCTCTAACAGCAAGTATTGCAGCATTGAATAATGCTTCTAGACCTTCAATGACTGTGTTGATAGCAGTATACAATGTATATGCTGTTACAGCCAATGCGGCAAACAATATTTGCACACCCTTGAATACAACTTTGAATACAGAACCAATGCCATTTAACTTGCTTAGTCTATCATACAGATCAGCAAATGGTGCAAGCAACTCAACAATGGCTAATTGAATATTAGTAAATGCAGCACCAACGCTGTCATATACTTCTGCAAGTTTTGCAGCCGCGGCTGCTTGTGCCTTTTGTTCGGCAGTGGTTTCTGCTGTGCCGGCTTGCACTTCTTTCCAATTGATATTAGCAGCACGCTTACCTAACAAGTCAAATGCTAATGCGTTACGCTTGATAGGATCTTCCATCTTAGCCAGCGCAGCAATGGTAGCATCTAATGCTTGTTCCGGCGACATCGTGCGGATGTCTTGCATGCTGATGCCTAGTTCTGCTAGTTTGTTAACTGCTTCTGCGCTGCCACTGGCAGCATTGTCTAAGAAATTGGTTAACTTAGTAATCATCATGCCGGCACTGTCAGCATCGCCACCGGCTTTTTGCAATGCTTGGCGCAATGCTATAATTTTATCAGCAGCAACACCAGAACCTTGCGCTAGATCAGTGATATCATCAGCAAGTGTAAACGCACCTTTGATAGCACTAAATGCTGCGGCAGCAGCAAGCAGTGGTGCCATTGCTGTCATTGCAGCAGTAGCGGCAGCACGAAGGCCTACCATTGCACCACTTAACAAGCCGACACCGGTAGCACCTTGTGCACCAGCAGTGGCCGCAGTCTTGCCTAACTTGGCAGTTTCTGCTTCTGCAAGTTTTAGTTTGGTTATATAACCTTGATCATCTAGTTCAAGTGTGACTCTAATATTTGCCATTATTTGCTCCCACCGCGATTGAGATAAGCATCAATGCGTTGTTCAATATATTCTATGGTTGGTTCGCTCATGCCTGAGGGTGCTTGTTTGCTCCAACCATCATCCAATGGCTGTGCATATGGATAGTCGGCAACAATTTTTCTTCTATCACTGGCAAGATAGGTATTTCTGCGAGCATTACCTGTTTTAATTGGGGTACTCTTACGAAAGAAATCATAAGCGTCAGAAACAACACTGGATCTAAGTTTACGATCATGTGCAAATGCTTTTTTTATTTCGCTTAGATCCACTGTTATTTTCATTTTTTACCCTTTTTAAAATTTTCCAATGCTTGTAACATCTTATCATCTGTTACAGGCTTTGCTTCCTTTGGCGGTCCACCTTTTTGTTTGTTATTTAAATGTGCTTCGTATCCAACTGCGGCATCAAATATGAATATGTCAAATGTTGATGCAGTTTGCATTACTTCGCTGGGTAATCGTCCATATCGTTTTCCCAAACTATCTAATAACAATACAATATTAAGTTCTCGACTGCCCTCCGGTAATGACTCGCGTGTTAGTTTCCCAGTGTTTCAACTACCTTGTTGATAATCTTTACCATCAATTTGCTAGGAAAAACACGACCTTCCGTAGCAATAGCACTACCATCTTCATCCAGAACCAATGCATTGACCACGCGAATCATTTCACCGTAGTTGTCACTGGCGGTGGTTGCTAGTTCAATGTATTTTTCAATGGGTTGACGATCATGAATCCAGAACTCTAATGGTTCACCGTATTCTTTTAAAATCTCATCGTCTGTGAGTTCGATCTTTACCAGTTGTGGTTTGCTGGCTAATTGACTAAGTTTCATACCTTTATATCCTTTTTAACATGATGAATTGCAGTTAGTATGAATGCAATTCTATTTTTAATCTTTTGAATATCGCCTTCTGCACAGTGTAATTCACTCTTGGCTTTGGCTAATTCCATTTCCATCGTCTGGAGTATCTCTGCCAGACTCAGATCTTCCCATACCTTCATTGTCTTCTTTCCTATATTTACCTGTATTTTGTTTTTTAGCACTGATATGATGTGGATTCACATCTAATGGGCTATGTGTTTCGAATTCTGCTGGTACTGTGATACCGTATATCTCTGCGGCAAATACCCTAACATCAACAGTGTTACCATTGATGGTCATTGCGGGCTTTCCGTTTTCTACACGACCTTGCCATATCCAGCAATCATCTTCGTCTACTCTAATATGTTCTTCAAAGAACCTTTTTAATTTAGCAGGCACTTGAGCCATATCTATCTCCTGTTTAAAAAAGGGACTTACCCATCTCTGAATAAGTCCCCGTTTTAGTTACCGCTAACTTAAATCGATAAGTTAGCAACATCACTGAAGTCGCCCGTGACTTCAATCACGCAAGGACTTGTCCAAACTGGACTTGTCGCGCTGACTGTTGGGGCAACACCACTTAGATAACCCTTACCTTGGATGTAGCGATCACCGCTGCTTGATCCTTGGAAGTATACTCTAAAGTATGTTTCAGTTTTGTCTTTTGTGATATCAAAAATACCAGGTGTGGTACCTGTTCCTTCAAAGAAGGAATCTGGGTCCAATACCAATGTCATGGATACACTGTTTGTGCTAGGTGTTGTTACAACCTTTTCACTTAGTGAATCCAATTGTTGCCATCTGAACAGACCAGGGTTTGTTGAAACTGTGATGTCCTGTAAACTTGGGACATTGATCACATTCGCATTACCTGTTACGCTTTCAAATGCAGCATCAATATTGGCACTGTAGTTCACACCATCGGCATTCAGTTTCACTGAGACAAAGTCTGCGGTAGTATTTACTGCAATATAATCTGCCATTTGTGTTCTCCTTCTGAATGGTTAAATGGTTAAAAATCTAAAACTAAAATTATATGATATACGGTCTTCAGTGAACTCATTGGTTAGAGTACATTCTCGATTGAAACAATTGGCTACTGCCAATCTACTATTAAGAACTTTACTGACTATGGTATCTATATCGCCGGGTAAGTTTTTAGCATCAACACTAAAATATGCTTCTACTGTGATTTCTCTCTGTGGCACACTATGATTGTTGTCCAATGTAGGAATCATTTCAGTTACTTCAGTTTGGTCATAACCAACATAAAGTTTCTTCATATTCTTATCGTATAGAGCAACACCCGCAGCCGTAAACGGAAGTTCACTGCTGGTTGTAACATTAGAACTTGCTAACGCTACACTTAGGTTTGCTAATAGTGTATCACGGATTGCCATTATCTTACTCTCACAACACTACGACGACTGCGTGTTCTGCGTGTGAGACTCACACGAATTACACGATCATCATCTGTGATTGAACCACTGTTATCATAATCATACCAATCCATCACAGCCAATAGTTCTCCGAACAAGTCTTCAAACTTACGACTGTAATATTCAATCTTTTGAACTTCTGCACTCTCTGGATTACCAAAGTCTGCTACACGAGGTAGGAGGTATTCTTTGAGAGTGTAGTATGCACACATGTCTGTGAAATCACTTTTGCGTTCTAAGATTAGATTTGGATTGAAATCTGGAATGTCGTTGATGCTGTAATCAGCGCCAACATAGCCCAAATATTCTCTCCATTGCGCACTGGCTCGTATCTTTTGATTGATACGGCCAGTGGCTTTGGTTGTTAGATCCTCAATGTAATCATTGAGGGTGGCTGGCGTATCAGGAAGATTAGTCAATGTGAATTCATTGGCCTCAAACAAACGCTGATCTTTGTCACGCACATCTTCGGCCTCTGCGTAACTGACTACATTACCACCTGATATAATAAATGCCATTACCGTTCTCCTATAACTTTGCTTAGGCTGTGGTTAGGTTCTTAGGTAGGTTATTGCTACGGAAGAATCTGCAACCAACTGCTTGACCAATTAGACCATCTAGCAATGCTTGGTTACCTAGGTCGCTGAGTGCGCCGATTGAACCTGAGCCTAAACCACCAACACCATTCAATTGCTTGGCTAGGTGGAACTCATGCACTGGTGTTACAACTGCGTTGTAGAAACCAGCAGCATCAGTTGGTGCGTTGCTTGCACGAAGGTTTGTTACAGCAGCACTGATTAGGTTTAGGTTACATGCGATGCTGTCGGCAGCACTTGTGCTGTTTGATGCAGCAATTGCATAACCAAATGACTGATCGCCGGCTGTTGCACTGTTGCGGAGACGGACGAAACCGTTACGCACTGTTGCAGCCATTTCATAGCGGTCAAAATCAACACTGTTGAACATCTTGATTTCTGGATCACGCTTTGAAGCCATAGCCATGAACTCTGGTGAGAACACGATGCTTAGGTCGGCGCCTGTTAGAGCACCTGCGGCGTAACCAACATTCTGGATGCCTGAAATTGCGTTAATGTCTGTTAGTGCTGTTTCTGCACCTGTGAACATTACATTGAAGCCTGCCTTGTCAGTGGCTTGTGCCAATGAACGGCTTAGGCGCTGTAGGACTGCGTTACGAACTGTGTCATAACCACCGTCTTCTAGTGCTTCTTCGGTAACATATGTACCTGATGCACGCTTGCTAACTGAAATGTTAGCAGCAGTTGGTGCTAGGTCGACGTTACCTGTGTTGTTGAAGATGCTTGCGTTTTCACCGAGTGAAACGGCATCTGCGAAAGAATTCACTAATGGAATTCTCATTGTGTTACCCACTGCGCCTGCAATGTTGTAGATATGAACCATTAACTGACTGTTTGGCAGAAGAACTGCGTTGTCATAGTATGGAATCAAATCAGCAACCACGTCGGCGTATAACTGGGCGATACTTGCTTTACTTGTAGCCATTTGTTATCTCCTTAGTTTATTGGCTTGTGCGGCATATCCTACTAAGCCTTTCTCAGCAGTTGATGCTCGCACGGTTTTTTCTAGATGATTACGGATCATAGTATCAGTGATATCACTTCTACTTAACCCAGGGTTTCTGTCTCGCAACGAAACATATGCACTGCGATAAGATGGGTCTGATTTCAGTCTTGTGTCATCAACGCCCTTCTTAACATTTGCATCTGCAGGTGTTTTATCCGCTGCGTCAAATGTTGCTACACCAGTTTTAGATAGAGGCAGACCCAATGTTTTGCCCACTGTGGTTACAGCGGCAGCATA